GGCGCCCAGGCTGATCGGCACCGGCGGCGCGGAGCCCGGTCCGGTGCCGCCGAGCAGCGTATTGGGCGGGACGGTCAGCGCCGCCTGCACCCCGGCCAGAAGCTGCGCGCGCGTCGCGGACAGCGTCTCGTCATTCTGGAAGATCGGCAGCAGATCCGTATCCGCCACCGAATTGGCGGCCGGCAATTGTCCGATGGTCGGCATGCTAAAACCTTTAGGTGGTGGTGAGAGGGTTGCCTGACGGGTCCGTCAACGCCTGGCCGGACGGTCCGGTCAGGGCGGCGGGCGGCGGCGGCACGGCCGCCAGGGTGACAACCGGCAGCGCGATATTGCGCGCCAAGGTCCGGCCGCCGGTGGTGGTGACCGTCACGGTCACGGTGTAGGTCGTCAACGCCTGGCCGCCGGCCAGCCATAGCACCGCCCGGGCGCCATCCGCCGTGGCGGAGGCCAGAGTCAGATCGCCCGGATTGGCCGGGGTGATCTGCACGTCGAGCGTCGCGATCGTGTCGCCCGGATCGGCCGTCAGGGCCGGCGAGACATCGAAAACATAGTCCAGCGTATCGGTCGGGTCCTTGGCCGGCCAAGCGAGCGGCGCGGCAGGCGGGATTTGCGGGCCGCGCGGTGTCGGAACAAACCCGTCGATCGTCACAAAACGGGCGTTCGACGGGCGCCAAATATGGGTCGCTTGGGTGCTCATGAACCGGCCTCTCAGTATTCCACGATGACGACGCCGGATGCCCCTGCGCCGCCCGGATAGCCGGCCGGGCTGGCGCCGGTGCTGGTGCCGCCGCCGCCGCCGCCGCCGCCGCCATAGCCGGTGGCCGACAGCCCATTCTGCGGGCCGCTGGCGCCGCGGCCGAGGCCAGGTCCGCCGCCATCCCCGCCGCGGCAGGCGACGACGATCGAATCGCTGCCCATCGAGCCGCCGGCATTATACTGGCCGCCGACGCCGATCCCGCCCGCGCCGCCCGCCATCGCGAACAGCACGGCGGTGCCGCCGCCGCCGCCGGCCCCGCCGGTGGCGGAGAGAAAATTGCCGAACAGCGAGCCGCCGCCATCCGTCCCCGCCGCCGGCGATGACGGCGCGGCGCCGCCGGCGCCGACCGTAACCGCGATGCTCTGGCCGGGCGTCAGATTACCGACAATGCCGATCGCCACGCCGCCGGCGCCGCCGCCGGCCCCCGGCATGGTGCTGTGATAGCCGGCCGCACCGCCGCCGCCGATGACGGTCGCGCGGACCATCGAAACACCGCTCGGCACCACAAAACTCCCGGACGCCGCGAACACCTCCATGGTCGAAAAGCCGGGCCGCAGCAAAGGCAGTTTGTACGGCACGAAAGGCGCTGTGGGCAGCGTCATGATGGCGCCGTTATGGATGGCGCTCTGGCCGTAATTGACCGTGATGACATACAGGCCGACCCAGCCGCTATCGACCGCGGGCGTCGCCTGCGAGCCGGCGGCGGCCGCGGCACCCGGCTTCAACTGCAACTGCACGCGCTGGATGCGCTGGGTGTTCTGCGCGGTGCCCGAATTGCTCGGGCCGGAATAGGGCAGCGCGGGATTGGCGGCGTTCACATAAGGCAGCACCACCGCATCGGTGTCGGTTTCCGAAAACGCCGCCTCGATCAGGTAGTTGATGGAGTCGCCGGAAATCGCCGGCGGCGTCAGGGTGAAACTCGTCGCCTGCAAATTGATCCCGGTCTTGACGAGCTGGTCGATGGTATCGGGGCCGAGCGAGCCATAGGCGTTCGCATCGAGCGCCGTCAGCTGCGTGATGCTGCCGGGTGCCACGTTGACCGTGAGCGACGCCGGCGCCGTCGCGGTGCAGGCCAGGCCGTCCACCACGACACTGCCGCCCAGCACGGCGGCGGTGAGCGCGCCGACCGCCGTCATCGCGTTGCGGTTGAGGTTCAAAATATCGGTGTCGAGCGGAATGCTGCCGGGATAGACGATGTTGCGATCCATGCGTGATCCTCAGTTGGAGAGAGTCATCCAGGCGGTGCAGGCGGTCGGCAGGACGGCGGCGGCGGCGGCGTAGATATCCGCGTCCGTGACGGCGCCGGGGATGTCGGCCAGATCGGCGTAGACCATCGGCGCGGTGTTGTAGCCGCCGGGACCAACGACGTAGCCGCCGGCGTTGCTGGCCGGCGTCGCATCCGCCCGGAAGCCGGTGACGAAAAACTGGAAGGGCAGGTTTCTGCACCCGTAACCGCCTGCCACACCGTAGCCAAGCGTCCCGGCGCCATAGCCGCCGGTATCGCCGGCGTTCAGAGGCTCGAAGATGGCGGGCGGGCGCCCGGTCAGGCTGGTCAATGCGGCGATGAGCGCTGCTCTCGTGGCGCGTGGCGCGGTGAGATTGGCGCGCAGGCGCAGGCTGAAGGCGCCGTCGCTCTCGCCGGCGCGACGCGGCAGCGCGGCGCCGAAATAATCCGCCGATGCGATGTCCAGAAACGGCGCGCCGGCGGTGGCGATGCGCGTCTGCGCGGTCGCGAAGGCGAGCAGGCCGTACAACCCGCTCCAGGCGGCGGCGAGGCCGCAGAGCAGCGCATCGAGGATCGGCGTCGTATCGCCAAACCAGCGCGCCGGCAGGACCGATTTCAACCGGCCCCGCATGTCGGTGAGATCGCCGGTCATGTCAGGCGACCGTGACCGCGCCGCTGCGGACGACGCCGAACAGCGGCGGCGTCACGTCGGCCGTGCCGCCGTTGAGCAGCACGTCGGAGACATTGGTGATCGACGCCGAAGCGGCGTAGGCCAGTTGCGCGAGCCTCGTGTAGTTCAACGCGGCGCCGACGCCCAGACCGGCGATGTAGGCCTCGATGGACGCCGCGACGGCGGCCACGGCGGCCTGGTGCGAAACGGCGGCGGTGTTTGTCACGATCATGGTCACGTTCGCCGGCGTGACGACCGGGCCCTGCACGGCAAAACCGCTGCCGACCGGCCGGATGGCGTCCACGGCGGCTTGGACCGTCGCCAGCAAGGAGGCCGGCGGCGCGCCGGAACCGTCATCGACCGTGACGACGAAATGGCCCATTTGGACCGCGCCCGTCTGATCGATGTTCTCGCTGATGACGTAGGTCAGGCCTTGCTGGATCGCCGCGATCGCGGCGCCGATCGCGCTATCCGTCGCCTTCGACAGGCTCGCCAGGTAATTGCCGAAGCGGGCCCGGAAGGCCGCGTCGGTTTCAGCATCCAGGCCGCCGGCCAGCGCCAGGCTGTTGGTCACCGTGTCGATTCCGGCAATGGCCGACGCGATGACCGCGATCGTGCCGGCCTGCACATTCCCGGCGCTGCCCGCGACCAGGGCCGCGACCGGCACCGTGACGCCGGCGACGCCGGCCGCCAGGCTATAGCCGCCGGCAACCGGGCTGTAGGCCGGATTGGCGGTATCCGCCGTCACCACGAATATCTGCGTGTTGGACGCGGTGGCGACATTCGTGCCGATCGGAATCAGAGCCGCAATGTTCGGCGAGAAGCGGGACATCGTGACGAAGCCGCTGGCCGCGACGGCCGCTAAGCGGAAAAATCCGAAATCGGCGCCAAAACTGTCGCAATCGGCGCCGCTGCTGGTGGCCAGGCGCGTCGTCGCCAGCGCCTCGACGATGAGCCATTGCAGCCACAAGGCGAGCGACGCGTTCGCCTCGAGAATCGCCCGCAGCACCGAGCCGATGGTCAGGTCAAGGAGGCTGGACGCAGCCCCTTGCACAGACGCCGCCATGTTTTCCACCAGCGTGGCAAAATTCTGTAACGAGAGCTGCATGAATTTACACCTGGAAGGTCAGGGTGCTGGTCTGCTGGGTGACGGCATCGGTGTAGGCAATGCGCAGCGTCACCGCGCCGTCATCGGCGCCGGTGGCCGTGATCGACGGCGCCGGATTATTCGCGACCGCGGCCTCATGTAGAACCTGGCCGCGCGCCACCGCCTGGATGGCGGCCGGCGCGCCCGGCTGGCCGACGAACCGCGCCAGCCCGGCGCCGTAGGCGAGTTGCCAGATATAGCCGCCGGGATTGGTGAGCAGCCGGCGCAGCACGCGTTGCTGCGTCAGCGCGGCCCCGTCCGCCAGCGCAACATCGCCGGTGGCGCCGACCGCGAGATCGCCGCCGAAGGTGAGGGAGAGATCAGCCATCAAACGGTGATCGAGGGTGAGCCGGTGACGCCGCCCTGCGGATCGGCATGGGTGTGGCCATCATGCGCATTGCGCAAAGCGTCCAGCGTCCCATGCGCGCCCGCCTGGTCGGAAATATCGCCGCTCACAACCAGGTTTCCCGTGATGTTGACGGTGCCGGCGGCGAGCAAAATCGTTCCGTCATTCAGCAATTTCACAAAACTTCCCGATTGGTGGCATAACCATAATTCGCCCGCCGGCGCGCCCGGCGGAGCATCGACCGCCGACCAGACGCAACCGACGATCACCCCTTGTTCCGCGCTGCCTTCCTGCGCGATGACGAGCACCTGATCGCCCGGCGTCAGCGGCGCCGCAAAGCCCCAGCCGGCGCCGACCCAGGCGGAGAGGATCGGCAGCCAGCCGCTGAGTATGTTTTCCGGCTGCAGCATCACGCGCGCCGCGTAGGCGGTTGGATCAAAGCTCGACACGAGGCCGAACCGGGCCGCGCCGGCGAGCCCGTCCAGCCCGCCCGCGCGGGCTTTCACGGTATTCCAGAACGGATCCATCGATGCCTCACACCGCCGCGTGCGCGCGCAGCGTTTGGGTAAACCCGCTAACGGCGTCGATCGACCGGCGGATCGTATCGACCAGATAGGCCTGATCGAACTTCGAATTGGTCTGGCTCAAGGTGATCGTCGAACCCGGCGTCAAGGTCAGCTCTCCCGGCATGGTTGCCTGCAAAATCGTCTGGTGCCGCCGCAAACCGGCCAGATGAGTCGCCGCCAGGGCCTGCGCCTGCTGGCTGGTCAAATTCGGCCGGATCAGCGTCGTGGCAAGCCGGCCCGATCCGGCCGTTGCCGACACCATCGCCTTGTTGCGCGGGCTCCATGATTTCACGCTCGTCATCGCCGGGAGGGCGACGATGGTATCGAGATCGAGTTCGATGCAATTCTGCGGCGTCAATGCGAAAGTCGACGCCGGCGGCATTGCGCAAAAATTCAGCGTGGTTCCCGTCACGGACAACGCAAAATCCTCGATCAAAGCCAGCCAGGACAGCAGGTTCCACTCGGTGCCGGCGCGCGAATGCAACCCCAACGCGCTTCTGGCGTGATCCAGCTCATAATACTGGCCGACCGGCGTGGCGGTCGCTGTGACATTCGGTGTCAGACCATGCCGCGCCGCGATCGCCACGGCGATCTGGCTGGCGGTCTGGTTGGCGAAGGTTGCGGAAATCTCGGTGTCGATCAGCCTGGCCGAGAAATCCCGCCCGGTGACCGTTGCCGTGTTTTTCAGCAGGTCAACGCGGACGTGATCGATTTGCCCGGTCAGCAGCTCGGTGAAACCGAACGGCAGCAACGCCGCCGAGATCGTCACCGCCGCCGCGCCCAGCTCCGAAAAATACGACGCCCCCGTCGCACCGATGGCAAAGACCAGGATGAAACGATCGGCGGAAAAATACCCGACCTGCTCGACCTCGACGGCTACCACATCCGGGATGGCGGCGCCGGCGATGGTGACCCGGACTTGCGGCTGGTTAACCTGCAATGCCGCCCCCGGCCGCCGGATTGACCGGCGGAATGATCAGCGTGTTGACCCCGGTGAGCTGCGGATCGGACAGGCGGTTGGCCTGAGCGATGCGGATCCACTGCGTCGCATCGTTGAGATACAAGGCGGCGAGCGCGAACAGATTACCGCCGGCGACCGTCACGGTTTGCGTTGTCATGTCAGTTCATTCGCAAAATTGGCCGCCGCCCGGTTGACGTAGCCCGCCATGCCGGAGATCGCGGCGAGTTCGCCCGAAATCGCGACGACGCCGGCCAACGCGCCGCAGGCCGCGGGGACGTCGATCGCGCCATTGAACGCCGCCACGCCGCCGGCCAGCGCCGCGCCGGACGCGGCGAGCCCGGATCCGATCACCGCTTGCGCGGCGGCAAGCCCGGCCGCGCCCGCCGCGCCGAGCGACAGCGATAGACCCGATTGCGGGGCAAGCCCGACCGCGGCGGCGATATCATCGCCGATCAGGCTGGTGACCGACCCGATAACGGAAGCGAGCTCCGCCGCCGGATCGAACACCACGGCGCAGCTGATGGAAAATGGAATCCACCAGAGTTTTTCATAATCCGCCTGGAATTTCCGGATGATCACAGTGTAGAAAAAACTGTCCCAGAACAACGGGAGCTGTGCCCCGAGCGCGGTCGCCGCATCCAGAGTCTGCGCCCGCGCGGCCGCGTCGTTGCCGGAGAACATGCCGGAGAACGCGATCGTGCCAGGCTCGCCGCCGAGCGCGTCCACCACCCGGCCGCCGCCGATCAATGGATGCATCGCCAGGCGCTGCGCGCCGCCCAGCCTGATTTTTTCAGGAACTTCGAAATCTTGAAACGTCACGCCGCCCAGCGTGATGACGACGCTGCTCATGATGTCATCCTTGAATTTGCAAGCCGGCCCAGGCCGGGCTCAGACGCGGGTCGAACCCCGTCATTCCGGCGGGCGGCAAGCGGGCCTGGTTCGCAAAAAAGGTTTCGATCGCCCGGCCGATCGATGTCCGGTCATCCGGAGCGGCCACCGGCATCGGCCGTGACGGCACGTTAGCGACGGCGCCGCCCCCTGGCATGGAATGAAACGTCCCGGGCGGGTTTTGAATCTTCATCGGAGCGCGGCGCGTTATGTCATGGGCGTCCGACGCCGCCGCCGGCGCGGTTGACATGCGCGGCGCCGATGGCGCGAAGCTCGGCATGGGCGGTGCCTGCCGGCGCGCCGGCCGGGCGCCGCGAGCAGACCGTACCATCCGGGCAGGGGGGCCGCCAAAATCGCCGGCCGGCAGGAGACGTCGACTCCGCCGAAGGCCACGCCGCGGCAAAATCATTCCCGCCGGTGAGACCAGACGGGAGACGGCGCCGCCTGGCGACAGCACGGCGGCGTGACGGCGGCAACCCATGGCGAAGCTATTCGACCATCCGTTGCGCCGCCCACCTCTCCATCGCGCAACAAATCCCGACCTGCGCCGGATGAACGTCGCGGCTGCATCAAATGCCCCCTGTGCGTGCCGGATGTTCAGGGCGGTCAGGATCGAAGCCGGTTTGCGAACGAGCACGCGGCCCGGATTTTTGGACGCCGCGGGCATGAAGGCGAGCCGGACTGACCTCTTATCATGGGCAAACTTTGTGCGACGCCCGAAAGCCGGCGGATCAACATTCAGAATCTCGTTTCTCGGCCTGGTGACTCTCCGATGCAGCAGCGGTTGCGGACCTGGCGCAATCGATCGGTACAGACCGTGCCCGATCGACTTGATCACCCTTTCGAAACGTCGAATGCCGGGCTTGATATCGCCGGCGCGCCGACGCAATGCCCAGACCAGACGCGGATGAATCAGCACCAAATTCCGTCTACCCTTCCTCAACGCTCGATCACGATGAATCCAGCCGAGCGAATTTCTTGAACCTGGCCACGAACTGCCTCAGCCGCACGAAACCATCGAGCAAAAGTTTTTGGCTTTCTTTTTTTCAAAAAAGAAGGTCTTTCTTCAGCGTTCAATTCAACTTAAATCTCAGCCCATCGTAGCCGCCGCCAATCGAATGTCTGGCCGTCCAGACTTCCAAGTGTGACGACATGCGCCATGCGTTCCGCATCATCCAGCCCGAACGCCAGCTCGTAAGGCACCCCGCACTTCACCAGATACAGGCAATCGATTAGCCCAGGGTGCCGGCTCAGTTTCCCGCTTGCGCGACCATCGTCTCCAGTGGCGCGGGCGCAATCGCCGCCGCGACCGCCGCGGCACCGTCCTCGCCCAGCCGCTCCAGCAATGTCTCAACGCCGGCCTCGGCATTCGGAAACGGCATCGGCACGCCATCCAGCACGGCGACTGACGCGGCGATGGTCGCTAGGCCCATATAGGCCTCGTTCACCGAGAGTTCCGGCCCCAGCGCTTTGTACAGGCGCAGCGTTTCCAGCACGCCGACGCGCCGCAGCGAAATGCTGCGCCCCGCCTTGTCGGAGATGATCCGCTCCATCAGACGCTCACCCGGCTGGAGGCAAAAAATTCCAGCTTCTGCGCCACCGGCGCGTCGCCGCGATAGATTCCAGCCGAGGCCAATTTGAAAACGACCCCGCTGAACTGATAGGTCGATGTCGACCCGTCGGGCTCGTTAACATACTGATAGAGGGTGCCGGCCGCAATCGACTGTCCGGCAAAATACGCCTGTTCGATCGCGGCGATGAAATCATCCGCCGCCGGCGAGCCGCGATCCAGAGAAAACGTGCCGTTCCAGCCGCGCGGCAATTCGGCACCGAGCTGCACGCCATCCAGCCGGTCGACCCGGACCGATTGCGTCACCTGCTGCGCCTCGAACCCTGTGACGAAGGCCAGGTCTACCCGGCCGAACGGCCCCATGACGACCAGCTGGCAGTCATTGCCGACGGAAAACGTATTGAATGGCATGATCGAATCCTATTTTTTAAGTGCTGGGCGATGTCTGTTTGGTAACCTGCACCGTCTGGCCGCCTTGCACATTGACGATGAATTTCTCGTTGATCGCCTGGTATCGCACCTGCACGTCGGCCTGCACGTAGCCGAGGCCGGTGCGGCTGGCTGGATTGTTGGAGAGGTCGCACACCACCGCGAACGGCAGCGAGCCGTCGGCGCTGCCGAGCAGCCCCTGGGAAAGCAGCCCGTTCAAGAACGCCATCAGTGTCGCGCGGATGTTCTGGAACAGCGTGCTGTTCACCAATTGCCCGACATAGGCGCCCATGCCGGTCGAGAGCGTGCTGGCGATGTAATTCGTCAGCCGCGTGTAGTTATCGCCATTGGTCGCCGCATTCGAAGACGAATTATGGCCGCCGCGCACGCCCCAATACGCCCCGCCCGGCTGCGGGTTTGCGATGACGTCGATCCCGGCCGAAAGCAGCGCCGAGAGATCTGCGGTCGCGTAGGTCGCCGCCGTGGCGCCGCCCGGCTGGCCGGACTTCTGGCTGCCGATGACGCTGTAGAGCGGCTTGTTCAGCGAGGATTGTTCGGGCGACAAATTCGCCAGGCGCCCGGCGACGAAGCCTTGCGGCGAAACCAGCCGCGTCAGCGCGTTCGCCTGATCGTACCAATAGATCCAGTCGCCGAACATCATTTTCGCGGCGTAGCTGTCGATGCCGGCCTCAGCCTTCACCGTGACGGCATTTGCAATATTGTCGCCGGCCGGGCCGGTGAGAATCATGTAAACCGACTCGGCCAGGCCAAATTCCAGCTGGCCGCTCCACTGCGCCGCCTCATCGGCATCCGCCAGCAGCGCCAGGGCGCAGCCCTGACCGCGTAGCGCGTACATGCCCTGACGCGGCGAGGTATCATCGCCGACCAGGGTGGCGGCCGTGACCGCGGCCGCGCCATCTTCCCCCGGCGTGCCGGCCGAAAACGGATAGCTTCCCGCCAGCGGCACAGCACTTCCCGACGTCACCGTCGCCGCGACCAGTTGCGACGGCCCGCGCAGCGCCCCGTTGCCGTTATTCACCGCGTTCGCCAAGTTGCTCCAGAACGCCGTCCCGGTGCCGGTGATGTTGTCGTAGACTTCCGGGGTCTGCCCGGCGAACGCCACCGTCAACCGCCAGGAATTCGCGGCCGACCCGGCCGAGAGGGTCAGCATCAACTGATTGCCGAAGCTGCCGGTATAGATCGCGGTGAAGGTGACGGCGCCGAGCAGGGACACCGACGCCGCGCTATCCGTCCCGTCCGTCACGCGCACGCAACGGAAATTCGCGGCCCCCTGCTGCACGGCGGTCGCGACCTGCGTGCCCATATCGTATTTGCGCGGCATCACCGGCCCGAACGATGTGGCGTAGCCGGCCATGTCGCCGATGATCGCCGGCTCGCCGACCGGTCCCCAGCTCGCCGTGCCGACAATGCCCAGCACGTCGGTCGGCACGCCGTTCAGGAGCAGGCTCTGCGGCGGCACGATCTGAACATATAGATCCGGCACGATCAGCGCCGTGGTGTTCAGCGCCCCTTCGGCAAAAATCGGCATCGTCTATTCCTTTCCGGCGCTGACGCGCACGACGAAGCCGGCCTGCGGGCCGGCCAGAATTTTCTGCACGGACTCGGCGTCCTTGATCACGTCGCCGCGCCTGAAACCCGCAAATGGTTTCATCACCACCAGCTGATACGTCATGAAACTCCTCTACCCGTTAAGCGTTTCAACGAAGGCGGCATCGGCGTCGAAGCGGCCGGTCCCGAACAGCATCGCCGGCGTTACCTGCGCCAGCGTGGTGGGATAGTCCGCGCTGTAGCGCAGCATGCGCTTGTACAAAGCGGCATCCGCCGCGCCATCCTCGGCATCGCTGCCGGCATAAATCAGCCGCGCCGACGATCCATCCGCCAAAGCGATGAACGGCAGCGTTGCAAATGCCTCGTCGATCAGCGAGCCGGCGGCGTCGCGCAAAGCGGGTGTGGGGCACCACAGCGTGATCTGAAATTTCTGGTCCTGCCGCTTGATCTCCTGCAGCGCGTTGGCACCGCTGACGACGCGGGCGGTGAACCGCGCCGCGTTCGGCACGGTGAGCGTCGTGCCGGCATATTCCACTAGCCATCCGGCCGCGCGCAATAAAGCGGCCATGTTGCTCGCCACCGTCGCCGGCGAATCATTCGCCTGCACCGCATAGGGAAACGTCGCGCCATCGACGGCGATACCGGCAAGCTGCCCGGCGGCGCAGCGGCCCGAAAAGCGCGCACTCTGCGGCGCCATCGTCACCGCAAGTGTGGCCGGCACCGGCGCCACGATCTGCCATTTACGCGGAAACCGCGTGGTGTTTTTCACATCGGCGCTCGCAGCCACGGTCACATGCAACGCGCCGGCGGCCAGATCCGCCCCCAGTGCCGGCGCGTTCGGCAGGCCGCGATAGACGCGGCATGTGCCGCCAACCGCGCTCGCCGCCGCGAACCCGTTCGGGTACAGCGCATTCGCGGCAATCGACACCAGCGCCGTCTCGACATCGGCCTGATCCGCCATCAGGCGACCGCCTGGTTCATCGACAGCCGCCAGACGCCGTGCACGGTCTCAACCGCGTTCACCACGAACCGGGCGGCTTCGGCATCGGTCACGATATCCGCGACCTGCGGCTGCACGCATGGCACCGAAGGCAACAGCGCCTCAAAGCCCGGCACCTTGGTATCGTCCGGCAAACCCGCATGGGTCCGGTCCACCGTCCCGCCGCCGACCAGCAGGCTGCCAGGAAATTCCGCCAGCAGCGCGGTATTCGTCGCCGGTAAGATCGCGCCATACGGATTGACGCCCGAAAGCGCCGGCGCCGCCGGCCGCCATAGGCTTAGCGACGCGTTCGTCATCACCACCAGCATCGGCTTCGGCGGCTCGATCGCGACGACAAACACGGTCCCCTCCGGCCCCGCCAGATAGTCGCCGACCTGCAAATAGCTCCAATCCGCCCAGGCCTGCCGGAACGGCACCCCAAACCCGCTCGGCGCCCTGACACTGCCGCCGGGCAACACATAGGCCACCGCCAGGCGCAAGAACCGGTTTGCCGGATCGATCGGAGCCTGTGGCCCATTGGGCCGGTACGCATCATGCAGAAACCCGACACGCCGCGCCGCGCAGCCCGCGCCATAGGCCAGCCGGTCCGCCAGCTTCGCCCCGTCCATCACGCTACACCACCAACGTCACGCCGGCCTGCGCCAGCGCCGGGCCGGGCGGCACGCCCAGAAAGCCGCATAACCGCCGCCGCCAGGCATCGAACAACGCCGTCCGGTCAGACGTCTCATTCGAATTATGAGTCCAGGCCGCGGCAGTTTCGGTATCCAGATTGTCGGAGGCCGGCGGGATCGCCGCCTCCAGCGTCGCCAGCGTGCCGAGATATTGCAGCGTCACGCCGATTTCCGCCGGCGCCAGATTGTTCATCCGGTATTCCAGCGTCCCAAATGCCTGAAAAAACCTCCAGGATTCAAAACCAGCCGCACCCGCGCCATAGGCCGGATAGCCGCAGAACCGGCGAATATCGGTTTTTTGCGCGTCCGTGAACGCAGGCGGCACACTGACCGACATGTCAATACGTGTCCCCGTCGCCCAGCGTAAAATAGACCGTGCCCGTTCCCGCGGCCAAAACCGCGGCCGCATGGCTCACAAACGGCCCGCCATCGACGATCATTCTCTGCCCAGGCGGCACCGGCGTATTCGCCGTCGACGCCGCCAGCCCGGACGACGCGCCGAGCAGAAAAAACGCCGTCGCTGCCGACGCATTATACACCAGCACCGCCGACCCGCCGCCGCTCAAAGCCACGTTGGCCGAGCTCGTCGACGCCGCTAAGGACGCCGTACCGGCGGGCCGGAACGGCTGGGTTGAACCTGTCGCCATCGTCCCGCTCCTCAGCCGATATGCTCGATCATCACGGCGCGCTTGTAATTCGCGTTGGTCGCCGTCGGCACCGTGGTCGGCGTGGTGGTCGTATCCGACGGCGCGCAGAAGCCGCCGATCCAGTACCAGCTCTGCGCGATGATCTGCTGGAGCCGGTCGATCGGCTCGCGCGTCACCATCGCGACATTGTCGATCACGTTCACCAAACTGTCCTTCGGCGCCACATCTTCGGCCGCCATGCCGGCAAAATCACCCTCGATCAGCGCGCCCTGACCGCAGACGATCGGCCGGCGGATATACAGGTTCGACGCGCTCGGATGGGTTTGCACATAGGCTTCCGTCGTCGTAATGAAGCGCAGGCCCAGAAAATCGCTGACCATGCCTTGCCGGAACACCGGGTTGGACGATGTGGCGCCCTGGAAAAGCTGCTTGAAATCGGGATCGGAAAACAACTGCCGCGCCGAGACCGGATCGAGATAGCAATTATACACCCCATCCACCAACGGCACCGCGTTGCGCCGCAGCAGCGCCACCGCATCCAGCAGATTGCTCATCACCAGCGTATCCGTCGCCTGCAGCGCCGCGGTCGTCGCGCGCCCCGCCGGCCGCACGATCGCGCTCGCGGTTGCCGCCTGCACGGCATTTTCGGCCGTCCCATCCGCCACCGCGACATTGCTGGAAAACAGCAAGGCGCCGGAGATCCCTTCCGGGGCCAAAGAGACATTGGTTGCATCCGGCGTCACGCCCACCACCGTATAGACATTGCCGCCGACCGTCGCGGTCAACGGGTAGGTGCTCGACACGCTCTGCTGCACGCCGTTCACAAACACCGTCTGGAATCCACGAATATCGTCCACCTCGACGCTCGGCCCCGGCGCGGACAAGGTCGTGACGACCCGCGTATTGCCGCCGAAATACGGCGCGAACAGCGCATTGCGCGCCAGCTCATCCAGGCTGCGCGCCGCCTGCTCGCCATTCGTGGCCGCATTCTGCAGAAATTGCGAGGCAATGCCGACACGGCTCGTCACCATGTTCAGATCCTGCGTCGCCGCGTAAAAATTCAACGTGATCGTATACTGCTCGACCCCCCAATTCGTGCTGGTCAGCCCATTATCCAGATTGGTGTTGCTCGCCGCCGCCAGCGGCGTCGTCACACTCGGCTTCAGCCCGGCGCGCGTCTTGGTCAGCGTCTCGCCAATCCCAACCGCAAATTCCTCGCGATCCGCGATCAGCCGATAACCCAGCCGCGATTTCAGCGCCATCTCGAATTCGCGGTCCAGAAAGCCCTGCTGGATGATCGGCTGCAGCGCCGCCGGGAAATTTTGGATGCCCATACGCTCAATTCCTTCAATGGTTCATGACAACGACGAGACGCGGCCTCCGGCGCCGCCGGATCCGTTGTTCAACCGCAAATTTTTCGCGCCTCAGCGGCGCTTGATGAGAGCCGCCCGCGCCGCCAGCCACTCTTCGTGCGATAAATCACTGGCCTGCCGCGGCCGCGGCGGCTCCGGTTTCGGCGCATGCGCGGCCGCGGACGAGGACGCAGCACCCCCGAACAGCCACGGCTTCGTTCGCTTCAACTTGCCGAAGATCGCCGCCGGCTCGACGACGTCGCCTTTGTCATCGACGACGACATCGGCGAGATCGAGCAGCTTCAACCCGTCAAGATCGATCATCCCGGCGCGGATCGCCTCGGCCTTCAGCTCGGCCCGGATCAGCCGCGCCTGCGTCTGCGCCTGCGCCTGCGCCAACGCGGCCTCGGCCGCCTCGGCGCGCGCCTGCCAGCTCTCCGCCGGCGTGTTGGTCTCGTCTGTCATGGAATGTCCCGGTCAATCGCATCAAGCTCGGCTTCGACGTCAGCCACCCCATTGGCGCTGGCGAGCGATTTCACCGCCGCCGCGCGCGAAATCTGCCCGGCATTCGCCAGCATCGAAATCGCCTGCGCTTCCTTCATCCGATCATCCGCCGACAGCGGATACCAGCGCGGCCACCGCAACGAAATTTTTATCCCCTCCTCGAGCGGCGGAATGTCCTGCCCAAAGACTTTCAAGGGAAAAACATTCGACGCCCGCACGACCATCTTCATCAGGGCCAGCAGCCCGCCATCGCCATATGAAATTCGCAGATTATCCGCGAGCCAGATCAAGCCCTGGTTCATCAGCTCAAGCGCCCGCCCGGACTGCGCCGCAGTCAGCCGGTCCGCATTCGCCCGGTTGCCATGCACCGCTTCAAGCGCGAGTTCCCGCAACGTCCGCACATAATTGATGACGGCGTCGCAGGCGGTCCCGCCAATCTCCAGCAGCTTGGCGTCGCCTTTCTCGGAAACCACCAAGGCGTTTCCGGCACCTTTGACGATCCGGGAATCGCCGACCGCCGGCTCCTTGATCAGCAATGTCGGATCCGAACTGTATTTCAGCCCCCGCCCGGCCTGGCTGAGCTGGTAGTCGATCTCGATGCCCGTCTCGATCGCGGCGCGGAACGTGCAGGCGCCATCAATGCCATCGCCGCCCGGTAGATTTTTGATCCAGACGATCGGTACGAACCCGAGGCCATGCGTCACCGTCCGCGCGATGTCGATCACCGGCGCCGCGGCCGCGTCATTGACGGCCCATGGCAGGAACCACGTCTCGGTGTCGGCATCCCAGGAACGCTGAAACCAATAAACACTTGCCGGATCGACATCCAGATAGCCCTGCCCCGCGAGATCGGCCCCTTTGACCTTGTACGCCTCGGTCACCCGGCACAGCGTATCCGGCGCATTCACATCCCATTGCGGCGTCAGATACTGGCTATCGAGGCTCGCGAAAAACACCCGGTTCCGCAGCACCCGCATGAGGATCGCAACCGACCCGACCGATCCGCGGATCGCCGCATCGATCATCGTCTCGTTCAACCGCGTCTCGGCAATCACATCCGACAGAACGCCGGCAAGCCCCGCATCCTGGCAGTCCAGGCGCGGAAAATGCGCGTTGCTGAACAGCAGAGCCACCGAATCTTCAACCACCACGCGGCAGAGCCCGTAGCGCACCGAAGGCCGCCGCATCCGCAACGGCACATACTCGCCGGCGCCATTGCGCTCCTCATGGAACTGATAAGGCAGGTTATCGTAAATCGTCCCGTCCAGCACGCGGCGCAAAATATCCAGCCGCCGCGACCTCGCCGGCATGTCGCCATCCAGCGGGATCGTGTCACAGATCGTCTCAAACATCGTACATCCTCAGCGGGCCATCAGCGGAATGTTTTTCCGATGCGCGGCCGTCTCCGGTTGAACGACAAGCATGTTCACCGCCCGCGAAAACGCATCCACCTGGTCATCCTTCGGCGAGTCCGGAAACGCCTCCAACTCCCGTAGAAAATTCTCATTCCAGGGTGCCGCCAGCAACGCCACATTGCCGCGGTCGATCTGCGCCGCCGCCGGCATCGCCCGCACCGTTTTCGCGCCGGTCTCCGGCGTCGCCTCGATGTGATAGCCGGCCAATTGCCGCTTCAGATAATTTACTTGCGCCGCCCCCGCCTGCCCGGGATCGCGCGGCAGCCCAATGATCGTCTGCGGGCCATCCTGCACTGCCATCTCCGCAATCTTGCCTTCCACCTCGCCGGCGGTCCCGCGCAGCCGCACCACATCCAGAACCACCAGCGCGTCCTCCGCCGTCAGCCCAAGCTTCAGGCCGACCGTATAATCCGGGTCACGGCCCGGCGCCGGCACGCTTGCCGCCAAATCCCAGGCCCGCACCGTCCTGATCACCGCCATCGCCATCGGCAATACCGCAATTTTCTTCACGTTGAATAACGCGCTTTCCGGCGGCCGCGGCGACTGTTGATACATCGCGGCGAAACTGCGCTCGCCGGTCTCAGCCCGGATGCGCGCCAGTGCCTCCGCATCCTGCCATTCCGGCCAGAGCGGCTCGCCCGGCGCCCGGCCCAGCGGGTCCATCGCCTCCGCCAGCGCCGGCAGCCGCAAAACGTTCCAATGGCTGTCCTGCCGCAACAGCCGCCCCGCCAGGTCATCCTCATGCCAGCGGGTCATGATGAACACGATCCGCCCCCGCGGCCGCAACCGCGCCGTCAACTCCGCCCGGTACCAATCGTACAAGGCATCCCGAAATACCGGGCTTTCCGCCTCGGCCCAGGATTTCACCGGATCGTCGATCAAAATCAGATCGGCCCGCCGTCCGGTAATCGGCCCCCGCACCCCGGCCGCAAAATACAGGCTGCCATTCTCCAGCCGGAACTGCCCCGCCGCCCGGCTTTCCTTGCCCAAGGTCAGACCCAGCGTCTCACCCTGCTCCAGGATCAGGCGTCGTAATTGCCGGCCAAAATGATTCGCCAGCGACGCCGTATGCGCCGTCGCGATAATCTGGCTGCCCGGATGCCGGCCGAAAAAATACGCCGGAAACAGAACCGAGCCATATGTCGACTTCGCCGACCCGGGCGGCATCTGCACCATCAGCCGGTCGCAGCGCCCCGCCGCGACATCCTCGAGCCGCTCAATGAGAAGCCGATGGTGCCGCGCCGGCGTTTGCAAATAGGCCCGCAACACATCCTCGGCGAACCCCAATAATCCAGGTTGCGCCGGCAGGATGATGAAGCAAACTCGCTATGCGCGTGGGAAGAACCAGTGTGCCGAAACATATAGTCCAAACTGGGGAAACTGTGCAAGAGAAAATAACTAGTAGTCAGGATAAATAAAATAATCGGTGCATTTCAGGTTATGTAAGAAGGAAGTAAGCGCTTCTTTTTTTTAAAAAAAGAAGCAAAAAACTTTTGTTAGTCTGGGCTACGGGCGCGTCCCCAGCACGGCATCGTTGGCAAACGTTTTTGGTTCTTTTTTCAAAAAAGAACCGCTTGCTTATTGCGGTTTCATCACCGTCTAGAACCCATAGGCGAGCCCAAACATCGAATTGACCTGCAGCGTCGAACTGAACGGCGACAGCGCCCTCGCCCCGCCGGGCTGCGATGCGGCGTCGTCGTAATGCGTGACCCCGACGCCCGCAAAAACATGCCAGGTCCGGCTCAACCGGTAATCCGCATCCAGCGACACGCGCTCTTCGGTCGTGGTGCCGAACCGCGCGTTAAAATTCTCCGACGGCGCTGAGCCCGATCCGATGACCGCGAATCCTTCCGCCGCGATGCTCAAGACCAAAGCGGGACTGGCGGTCACATCCAGCCGCAAGCCGCCGCCGGCCAGTTCCGCCTGGTCGTAGTCGCGGCCCCCCATCGGTCCGCTTTCATGCCGGGACCAGGTTTGATAGCCACCGGCAATGTAAGGGATCAATTCCTGGCCGCCGCCGATCGGCGTGCCGGCGCCCAGCCGCACGATCGCGGTGTTGTAATACGCGGCATCCGCGCCTTGCGATGATTGACCGTTATAGGAATGATCAAGCGGGGCCGCCGAAAAATCGTACCCAACCTCGGTGTACAGATCCGGCCAGATCGTGCTTGGCAGAACAGAGGTCGTCAGCGCGCTGACACCCGCGGTCACACCGAACAGCCCGCCCGCCTGGTTGTCCCGCGGCACCGCATTGTCTTCAAAATTGCCATACCCGGCCGTCACCCCCAGCCGCACCGAGGTCTCGGCCGCGGCGATCGACGGGTCAGCCGCGCGGGCTAGCGACGGGCAAGACGCTGCCAGACCGGACAATAATAGAGCGACGAGGCAGCGCATTCGGCCACACAGACACCTTAAAGTAGCAAAAAGCTGAAAATATTTCCATTTTTTGTAACAAAAGGATAGGTTGTTGCAAATAGCAAAAATGTCACACTCAGGAACAAACCAGTCTTAGCCGGCGTGTCAACATGTGAGACGTCACCGCGCCATCGCTACGGCGTCGCGTGACCGCAGCCCCCGCTCCAGCAAGCCGATCCCCTCGCCGTGCCAACGCTGCACCGATTTATGATCTGCCCCCAAAACCGCGCCCAGCCGCCGCCAGGGGAAAAGATGCCGGCCGGTCAAGGGATGCACCAGCGCCCGCGCGCCTAGAATACGCCGCAACACATATTTCGGTTGCGGGATCAGCCCAAGCCATTGGAACGCCTCGTCCATCGCGGTGATCGCGGCCGCATCCGGCGCCGGCGCCCGCACCGGTTCCGCCGCCCAACCATAGGCTTCTAACGCGGTGTGAACGATGTCGAATCGCATCTGCCGCATCCGCGTCGAATACCCGGTGCCCGGCATCGCCAGAAGCGTGGCGCCGGCCGCCTCCAGCCGCAGAACTATGTCCTCGGCGTTCAGGCGCGTCGCGCCGCCCGCATACGGCAACCGGCATTTCTCATTGCGCATGGCAAACATCCATCTAAGAAGCGGTTTCGAAACAGAAAAAGCGCTTTTTTTTCTGTAAAAAAAGAAGCAAAAAACTCCTATTTTCTGGGGATTGTGGCGACCGCGGAGCAAATGCCTCCATTTAGCAAAAGTTTTGCTTCTTTTTTTTTAAAAAAGAAGCGCTTCCTAGCTACGGTATTCGCGGCCGGTCGCGACGCTCGGTCCAGGCGGGAAACGGCTCGCCTGTCAAAACGCCCCAGGTCAGCCAATGGCCCGCCGGCAAAGGCGCCCGATTGGGATCCTCGGAAATGGCTCTGTCCATCGCCGGCCGGGACATGCGCGGCGGTGCCGCGGCACGCAGCCGCCGGCCTCTTTCGATCACCGTGTTGCGCGACAGCCCCAGGCTGCGGCCGATCGCGGCCCAGGTTTGTCCGTCCGCCCGCATCGCGCGGATCGCCGCGTCCGCATCATCCGTCCAGGGTCTTGCCAGCGGCATGTCGACCTCCCGTGAAAAACCTCCGGATTGTTAGCAAGACTAACTGTTTTTGTCAATCATACTAACGTAGCGTTGGCGCGGGAAGCGTGTTAGATTTTGTTATGTCAGTGAAGAAACAGCCGCCTACGGAATCGGTCGGCGCCCGCATCCGGGCGCTCCGGCTTGCCGCCAATCTTACCCAGGACGAGTTCGCAACAAAGTTGAACGTGTCCCGGTCCGCCATCGCCCAGTGGGAAACCGATCGGGCCGGGCAGGTGCGCGACAATATGGAGCGGATCGCCAAGGTCCTGAACACGTCGCTCGGCTATCTGGTTTCCGGCGAGGCCGGGTCGCTGCAGGGCGACGAGCTGGCGCTGGTGCGGCTTTATCGCGCCTGCTCCGCGGAAGACCGCCGGCTCCTGGTTATGACGGCGCGGCGCCTGTCGCGAAGCTGA